TCTAATAATGCACCATTACAACACTTACGTGAGTATGTATTGGAGTGAATGCATAAGCATGCTCTCCTATTATTCTTTGGTGATGATTTACCCTGTGTAGGTCCTATGTAAACACCTGATGTTGCTACGAATCTTGCTAAATAAGATGGGTTTGGCATTTATTTATTTATTTACTATTTTAACAATCAATAACCTAAATGTAGTTGATTATTTTACTTTTGCTAACATTTCGTTATGCATAAGTGTTTGTAACCTATTGAAATCACTATCATGCGCTAGGAATAGTAAGCATGTTTCTAATGGTAGTTGAACCACATCCTCTATTGCACGGATATCTCCTTTAGCTAACTGTATAACTGAGCTATAGCTTCTCCACTTTTTTCCAAAGTTGATTTGATGTTGGGAGGTATCCCCGGTGTATCCTTCAAAGATTTCAGGATAAAACTCGGTAATTCTTCTAATAAATGCACAAAAAAAAACAATGCACCGAAGTGGATATCCATACCTAATCCTAAAAACTTATCTCCATCTATGTTACCATTGTACTTCTCTATCTCATATAAATCACCCACCCTCTTTGTGATAGGACGATATAAGATACTCATCACCTTCGCCCAGTTGTTATCTATCTGAAAGGTTTCGTATTTTGCTATATCTAAGTAAGCACCATAAGCAATCTTACTCAAGTTAGGTTCTTTTGTGATAGGACGATATAAGATACTCATCACCTTCGCCCAGTTGTTATCTATCTGAAAGGTTTCGTATTTTGCTATATCTAAGTAAGCACCATAAGCAATCTTACTCAAGTTAGGTTCTAATCCATACTCCTTACCATCTATCTTTATTATCTTCTGCATGGGTAGGTCAGTACGTTGCATAAACCCCTCTAAATCCCCTTTAATCTTTGTGAAGGTATCTACATCTAAACCCATAAGATAATCGTTAGGTAAATCGCATAGGTGGTAAAATAGGAGTGCGGTTTGAGCAGCATCTATTCCCTCATAGGATTTTAAATCGTTATGTAGTTTAAGGTATTTCTCTAATGTTATAGCACTCCAATCGGTGGGTACTGTAATTTGAATTGTTTGTTTCATATTATCTTTGGTTTTGTTTCTCTCTATATTGTTCTGGGTTAATTAACTCTATTGTATCAAATGCTGATTTAATTGTAGGTTTAGATGTTATATCAATCACCACCTTATTATCTAATCGGTATTGTAACTCTCTCACCTTACTCTCTGCAGATGCTCTTTGGTGTATGGTAGCAGATAGGAATGCTTTAGATTGTGTTAGTTCTTCCAATAGTTTAGTTTGCTCTTTCTCTAAGTGAGCAATGTATGCTGCCATCTCCATTACACCCTTCTCATCTATTTGTGCTTCTCCGATTTGTAGGTAGTTTGTTTCCATATTATTATCTTATTGTTATAACGTATTTTCCTTTTGCTGTTGCCACATTACTTAACTTCATCATACATCCATAACGTGCTGCATCAATAAGATGGTCTAACCCACCTTCTGGTTTATCAGTTACGTGTTGGTGTTTATCTACTCCCCATTGGTATGAATAAAACTCATTCACTAAGTTGTTGCATGTTTTAGGTATGTTGAGTGTGTAGTTCTGCATAACCTGTATTCCAAAGTTAATACTATCCTTACCCTTAACAACAGGTTTCGTATTAAACCCTGCTCTATGTAGTTCTTCTATTAAGCGGGGTTCAGCACTATCACACCATATCTCCTCTCTGCCACTCACACAACCTTTGAAGTGTTTAATCAAATCATCCGTTACCATACCCTTCTCATATAAGCTTTCCACAAAATATAAATCCTTTGAACCCCATTTGTATATTGCTACCATTGCGGAAGGGTCAGCACTATATCCTGCATCAAATCCCCAACACACAAACTCTGCATCATCAGGTACCCAATCAACTAAGTTAAATTGGAACACTGCTCTCTCATTGGTTGTGAACTCTCCTAACCCATAAGTTTTCCATGCTTTAGGGTTGGTGTGTTGTAGGTCCTTAATTGCTTCTACTACTGATTGTTCTAGGTATGGGTTATCCTTATATGTGGTAAAGTATTGTTGTGCTTCTAATCCTCTTATCCAATGGAAGGGGCTGATGGTTGGGTTGAGGGAAAGGATAATCGTTTGAGTAGTTCTAATTTGTAGCTGGAAGTAACTCTCACTATCTATCTCATTTGCTTCCTCCAACCATAAGATGCTACTCTTTAATCCTCTCAGCTTCTCCGCATCATCCGTAGATATAAATTGTATAGTACTCCCACTTTGGAACTCATATACTCTATCAGTGCTATTAAACGAACCATCCTCCCATAATCCTAATGCACTCATCACATCTTTATAATCTTTTAAAATCGTTCTCTTAAGTGATGGGACTGTTTTACGCACAATCGTTATGTTATGCTTACCTGTGAGAGCTTGTACGATACACCATTGTAGTAAAGCATAACTCTTACCACTTCTAGTTCCACCATAATGTATTGTTACTCTATGTGTACTATCGTTCTGATTGCTATACGTTTTAGTGCTATCAATGTTAAGATGCATTATCTACACTCTTTTGTGTTATGTTTACTGATATCTGCTGAATCTTTTGGTTTATCTCTCCACTCATCTCCGTTCTACTGAGTTTCGGCATAACGTACTCTAATAGTTTAAATGCTAACTCGGTGGATAGCACATTGTTTGTGGCACGTGCGATTGTAAGTTTCATCTCCTCCGTACTTCGGTTGAGTGCTCCTGCAGGTCTCCCTGTTGCTATTTTGTTTCCTTTTTCAAACTTTGCCATAATCGTTATACTTCGTTTTTTAAACCCTTTCTCTATAATTTAACACACTACCTCACATTTGTATTTATCGTTGAAGCATGCTACCTTAAAATTAGGTTGTAACCTATTTCTATGATACCTTCTTAAATACTAATAGGTACTCATGCACTTTAGCAGAATACTTCCATTTGTTAGCATTACTTTCTACGATAGGTGTTAGTGGTGATGGGTTGTATAATATGATTGTATCCCAATGCTTAAACCCAGCTTTCTTAAATCCTTCTATGATATCTCCGTGATAATTAATAAACCCTTTCCATTTTGCTTCACTTCTAAAATCACCAACTACCCAACATGCGTATCCATTTTCTTTTAATACTCTCCAACAATTACGGATACACTCCTCTATTTTAAGGATGAAGTTCTTATACTTTGGTATATCGGTTAATTGGTTTGGTGTTATCTCATAGTATTCCAATGTGTGATATGGTGGACATGTTAATATCATATCTGCATAATCGTTTGGTGTATCTATCATGCTTACCCCATCTCCTAATATAATGTTAGGTCTTAACCCTAACCCTAATGTGTGTTGTGTTATTCTATTGTATGTGTTAGGTGATATCTCATAACCCTCATATCTTCTACCTAATGTTTCAGTTACTACTGCTCTAGTTCCCCAACCTGCAAATGGGTCTACAATGATATCTCCTTTATTACTCCATTGATTTATAATCTCCTCACATAACTCTGCATTAAATTGTGAGTACTTAATACCATTTGCTTTAACACCTGATTGGGATTTCTTTGTATCTAAATCAATGTATGCTTTATCCCAACCAACTCTCTTACGGATATGGATTACCGATTTCATCTAAAAGGATTTACTTTGGTGTTTCTTATATGTTGCTTAATCTTCCTCACATTTAAAAAGGAAGTACTCTTACTAATACCAATCTCTTTAGATAGTTTGTCCAACGTCATCTCATCGTTAAACAGGTATAACTCTGCTAACCTTGCTGAACCCCACATCTTTGTTTTTTGTAATTGTTGTATCTCATCTACTACTTCATCGTAGGTAGATTGTATCTTCTCATCTAAATCTATATCATACTCCTCATCAACGGTATCCCAATCATCTGATATCCTTTCAGTTTTAGATGCTTTCTTAATTAGGTTTATCCAACGTGTACGCAAATAAGAATGCAGATACATCATATTGAATTCGTTCGTACCATACCATATATTTTGATTACCCCTCTCCGCAATATATAAATAAAGTTCAGAAACTAAATCATCTGATACATCTGCATTCTTCGTTATGTTGTATGCTGCTTTAAGCAACCAGGTGTGTTTAGTTTTACATAGTATATCTAATCTCCTGTTGTTCTCTTTTAATATTTGCTCTAAAGTTAATTTACTTTCGTGCATTTACAAAGTTTCTAATATCTTCTACACACTTTCCCCATAGAGGACCGGCACTCCCACAACTGCATGGTCGTGGTTCACCCTTACCTCTAATTCGTGTACATCTTTCCCAAAAGATATTTAACTTATCTTCAGGTAGATAAGCACCTACTGATTCTAAATCAGTTTGCATTGATTCAAACTCTACCTGATTGAATGGTGCGTATTTGTTTTCCATATTAACTACCTTTAAAATTTGCATCAATAAAAATTCCTTCTATTTGATAATGTAATTCATCTGATACTTTACTTTTAAGATATTCTAATACATCTCTATGTAATCTATCTGATACATTTATTTCTGATTTAACTCTTTGTTCCATACTATGCAATTTACTTTCTAAATTGAGTATTCTCTTTTCATACCATTCTTTATTAAACTTTGTATCTTTTACTTCTTCCATATTAATATAATTTTATTTGGTCACAAAACCCATCATAGTTTGGATTGGTTAATCGGTTTAACCATTGTTTCCTTTGGCAACAACCACAACTATTCTTATTGAATACTTTCTTTGCAATCCAAAGTGCGATATCTTTTCCCTTTCCTAATGTGAATATCTCTATCAGAAACTCTAACCAAGTTCCTAATTGTATTGAGTATTTAAAACGATACCATTTAATCTTAAGGTGAGTAAACGCCTGATGTTTAGTAACTCCCATAATAGAAGTTGCTCCATCGTTCTTACTCATCCCTATAATGTTTTTCTTATTTCTTTTTGTTTGCATGAAAATGAATTATGTTTTGTCTACGAGTAACAATTTCCAAATTAGAAACGTTGTTGTTATGTTTGTTTAAATCTTTATGGTTCACTTCTAACCCATCAGCGATAGGTCCAATATAAGATTCAACAACTAACCTATGAACCCTTCTCCATAATCTTTGTTTGCTACTTCCAACTCCTTTAAACAAACCCGCATATAAGTATCCTGATGGATGTGTACGTGGTTTGAGTATTCTTAACTTACCTTCGTGGTTGTATCTCTTTGAGTATTTAGTACTATAAATTGTACCATCGGGTGAGATATAATAATCATCAAACCCATCTATTAGTTTTAAGTTATCCATTAGTTTATTTTTGGTAATTTAATTGCTTTACCTTCTTTGGTAACTTTGTATCTATCAGCAAATGCTTCCTCAATAACTCTACTCGCATCTAAACTGAACTGATTCTTACTTTGATTTTGTAAGTAACTTTCCAATTGAGCTGTATTAAGTTTATTTAAATCAATAGTGTTTGGTGTGTTATCAAATACATAATCAATCGGGTCTACCAATGATTTAACTTTGTTATTAACCATTTCCAATTTAGTGCAATCTCTACAAAAAGCTGATAATGCTTTCCATTGATTGAAAGTTATTTGTTTCATTTCCTCACATTGAGTTATGATGTTACTGATTAGGTAATCTCTATTACTATCTTCTACTTCAAACTTTGGTAAGAAGTTTTTACATTTAGAAATTAATCCTTTTAATTCCTGTGATGATAAATCATCAAACTGAATGAGTAATTCCTTTTGGTAATCCTCATTACTTTTGTACTGTGCCATATTATATAATTTAATTGTTTAACAAAGATACGAAACTTTTCCCAAACTACCAAACTTCTTAATAACTATTTTGAATTAATAAAATCATTTGGGTTTACATAGATTCCCATTTCAAATAATTCTTTATAAGATTTACCTTTTAAATTATCAGCACTACCCTGGGATACTGTATCCTGGGTACTGTTTATGTTTTTAGTTAATTTATCTTTTGTTATATAGTGTTGCGTGCTACAATCTTTATAATTAGGTAGGTTTTCCGTAGGTAGGTTATCCACCGATTGGTTATCCACCAATGGTTTACCTATGTATGGTTTTTTAAATACTCTATGTTCCCAACATATCTTACCATTAACATAAGATTTTTTTGATGTGATGTAACCTTTTTTAATTAATCCTTTCCATGCAGTATCTAATTGTGTAGTACCACAACCTAATCTTTTATGTAACGTTTCTTTGTGTATCTTATATGAGGTTGTATATGGTAATAATGAAACCCATAATCCCTTTTCGGTTAGAGTTAATTCAGTACCTTTTAATTCCTCATTTGGAATTTGTGTAAAGTTTCCTTTTTGTTTTTCGTTTTTCATAACTTATTATTTTGGATTATATATTTC